TGGAGCAACTAGTGTTAATGATAAACCAATTGCTGTAAGGAATTTTTTCATTCATCCCACCATCCTTCTTCTTTATGTATCCAAACTTTTAAGTCTTTGACATACTTTCTTAGTATTTCTGCCTGAAGTAGATGCCAGTCATCCTGAGTTTCTAGATGCAGTTTCATATGAGTATCAACTGCATCTAGACACTTTTTAATTACAGGATTCCAAGGCTCCCGAATTGGAGTGTTCCACTCTCGTGGCATAATGCCTCACTTTTTCTTGCCGCCGTTCTTTGCTTTCTTCGCAGTAGCATTACCTTGATTTTGCTTTGAGGAACCTTTCTTCCCCTTGTTTGCTGACTTTGCCATAGCTCTTGAATGGAGACAATAAAATATTTATCGTTTGCCACCGCCCATCTGCTTTAGCATCTTTTGTAGTTCAGTTGTGCTACCAACAAACATCGCATTATTCGTGACGTTGGTAACCTTCTTATTCTCGGCATCTAGATCCTTCATCTTCTTCTGAAGATCTACAAGCTTGTCAGTCATGTCTGCTACCTGCTTCATGGCATTCACAGCGACTTCATACGCTCTAGGGTGTCCGCTCTCCTGTGCGACCTCTAAGGCGCCTTGTACCGCCTCCTGACCCTTGCTGATGAGGTTGTATAATTCCCCTCGTGTATATTCGTAGTCTTCTGTGCGATCATCCTTTTCACCCTCCCTCTTTTTCAAGGCAGGTTTTTCCTCATCGACGATATCAACGTCGATATTCAATAGTTCTTCCATATTCTCTTCTAAGCTCATAATCAGTAGAATTCAATACCTTCGTTGAAACCAAAATTGTCATCAGCAGTCAGTAGGTTTGTATCTGCTGTATCAATATCATTGTCACCATCCATATCTTGAGTGGCAACAGGAGTGTATGTTCTCTTGATTGTTCTTCTATTGACAGCAGCATCACCAACTGTCTCATAAACAATCGCCTTCTTGATAATATCAGACTGACTGTAAGGACCGTAGAAGTATGTTTTCGCAGTAAATCTCAGAGTATAAACAACATACCTACGCTGCATATAGTCATCTTCCCACTCATCCTCATAGTTGATATCGTTGAGAACAATAGCAACATCCTTCTTCTCATCCATCTCTGGGATCATATTGAGAGTGATGGAGAATGCTGGTTGAAAATAGGGTAGGATCTGTTCGATGATTTGTAGCGCATCATCCTGCGACTTAGATATGATCCCCAATTCAAAGCTCATATTATAAGGAACAGGAACATACTGAACTCTGACCTCATTACCATTATCAGCAATGATCGTTTTGTATTTTTGAATTGGTGATGTTTTACGGGTAGCATCGTAATCAATTCCAGTCATCTCAAAGTAAATTCTTGGCAGAGTGATTGCGACCTTTCTACCTACATCTGGGTTCTGTTCTAGGCGAGCAAGGAACTTCTGCTTTGGTCCATATGCTAGTTGGACCTTCTCTTCTTCCAACACAGCTCCTGTGTTTGGATCTTTCTTTCTCAACGTGATGTTGTTGAAGAGTGTGCCAAAAGCAATAATATTCTTGCGGGTAATTTCGTTATAAAAATGTGATCCTAACATCAGACGCTACCTGTATAATTTCCAAACTCACCAAATGGGTTTCTTTCAGTCCAATCCACAATATCGTCAGCTTTATCTTCGATCTCTCTATTCTGATCGTAGGCGCTGTTGGTATTATTTAGAGTATCAAAAGTAAATGGACTCCACTTCGCACCAGAAGTAATGCCCGTAATCGTCTCAGCAGTAGTAAATGTACCAGTTCTATTGATGACTTCCAGAGTGCGAGTTGCTGGGTTCCAGGACTTGACTTCTGCTCTATTATCTTTTGGTGAGTAGTCAAATGTAACTGTTGGAGCAGATGTATAACCACTTCCAGGATTGGTTAGAACAATACCAGTTACAATACCATTCGCAGATACCGTCGCAGTTCCAGTTGCTTGTGTGCCACCCGTAGGCGGTGCTGAGAACGTAACGACTGGAGGAATTGCTGGATTGTAGAATGCTCCACCATCGCTGATTGTAGTGCCACTCACAGCACCACCAGTAATTGCTGATGTTGCCCTTGCGAGGAACTCATCACCAACAATCTCTTCTCCAACGGTAAAGTTACCAATACCACCAGGATCCATAACCAGCTTGAATGCGCTGGAGAAGAGTTGTTCGATCTCATCAATCTCTGGAACTCCAGTATCGAGGTTATCATCAGTAACCTCATAGAGTTCAGCGGTCATAATTAGAAATTGAATTTTTCCAAACTGATAGAATGGAGTTTCTCTATCTACAAACTTGATCTCATAGATGTCTGTAGTAAGAGGGAAGTATAATAAGTCACCCTCGTTTGGTCTTCCAGGAACAGTTAGAGTTGGATTATATTGTGCTTCTACTTGATCCCATCTTCTAGATGAAACGATGAACTTAACTTCATCACTAATACGAACACCAAACTTACTAATAAATTCTGTGTTATTACCAAAACCCTCTACGTTCTGTAGTAGCATCTCAACCTGAAACTGACTTTTGTATTTGGAATAGATGACATCATCCAGCGTATTATCTTTCAGAATAGTTCTGGGAAGATAATAGATATCTGTTCCGAACAACTTGATTTGTTCGTCAGCAAGATCCTGTGCGAGGTTCTGCTCCCCAGGATGACCTTGGTAATAGGTAGGAAAATAAGGACTGGTAGGCATCTTATCCGATCATATCCATAGGTGGTTCTGCGTACTTACTTAGTACTTCGCTTTCAATCTTTTCGATCTCAGCGATAGCATCTTCGTAAAGCTGTCTGCCATTTAGAGTAATACCGCCAGGCAGTTGGACGTTATTATATTTGATGAGGTTTTGTCCCCACTGCTTCTTCATCAAAGCAGTCGCATAACGCTTCACAAACATATCGTTATACATCTCAGTAGCATCATTTGGATTGACAAGACGGTGTGCCTCAATCAATAGCCACTGACCCTCCTGTAGAAAGTCCTTGTCAATATCAAGATACAAACGATCACGACGCATCGTATATCTGAACTGCTGGAATGATCCATTATTCAAGATCATATCTAGCGTTTCTAGATACTGCTTTGTCATGAAGTAATTGAGAATATCAAGAGATCCGAAAGCGTAGAGGTCATTAAGGAAGATCTGATATTCGATACCAAATAGATTAGAGCGAATAGAATTTCCAACCACTCCAAATACTTTGCTAACACCCACAATATGATCTGGAATTGGGATATAATTTGTTGCCTCTTCCCAATTGGTAGTTCCGTTTGTTGTTGTAACTTTACCATCTAATCTTGTTTTATCTGCCGCAACAATCTCGTGTCTAAGATAACAACGCTCCATACCGTTGTAGCAGTTCTCTTGGAAGAACTGGATAGTGTCATCAATGACGTTGCTTACCTGCTCGTCATCAATATTGATTTGTAGGACAGGTTCGCCAAGCTGCCTCTTACAATATGTGATGAGACTAGCTCTACTATTTGGAGATGCCATTAGACACAAAAAATCCCTTCTTACCTATTTAGTAAGAAGGGATCTGGGATCATTCAGCAGGTGCTTCTTCTGCTTCTGCTGATGCTTCTGCTTCTGGTTCTAGAAGACTTAGTGTTTCTAGACCACCTTGTAGTTTCAGTTTGTATTCTTTTGTCTTTGTGAGGCTTTCTTCTAGATCGGCAATTTGCTTATCGGTAGTAGCAAGTTGCTCTTCAAAGTTCTTTTTGAGTGTTGCGGTATCCATAGTAATCACAAGTAATGGTGTGTGTCTTTATTTAGTAGTGCTCTTCATCTGTGCCATCTACATTCCATATTATATTGCCAGATATTGTTATTCTTTCTTTATCTGTAGTGTAGTATGGATATACAGCATGTTTTGTTGTAGATGGAAACATTAATATGACTCCATTCCAAGATTTATCGACTGGTAAAATATCTGCTTCCAACTGAAATGACCCATTAGTATTGTGTTTTAACCTTTCCTGATGTAGTAAGATATGGTTAGTAGCGACTAGGTAGACACTGTAAGTTAAGAATGGGCAATAGTTGGAGTACCAATAGCTCTAGTAGCATGATAGTAATATACTACATATTAACCTCAACTATTATGGTTATTTTTATAATATAGAAGACTATATCTATAAAAGTAGCTCTCAACCTTATATACTAGCACTATTAGAGGAGAGTCACTCAGATAAGGTTATGTTATTTTTTAGCATAGTTTTTTGTAACCTATTAGGAGATCTTAGCAGTGATTGGTAGAGGTGAAAGGAAGTGGGA